CTCCCCATAACGTAGAAAGTGCTGGTTTTAAAGGTGGTAGTGTAAAAGGACAGTATGATGTAAGCGCTCAAGCACGAAAAAAAGCTGCCGCAAACGCTAATACTGGTCAATCTCCACTCGCTGCTGGCTAAAAAATACCACAAAATAAACAAAGACCCCTCAAAAGGGTCTTTTTTTGTGTCTAAATAGAATTTGAATAGTATATTTGTCTATAATGAAGTTAAAAAATACTCCATTTGGCGGTTTTAAGGATGGTTTTATTGAAAAACCAGAAGAAGATGAGACAATTTTGCGTGAAGTTGTTGGTGATGACGCTAATGACAAAAAAAGAAAACAAAATTTGAGTGAATAATGGCAAAAATTGATATCAATAGTAGAACATCTCCCGCTTTTAAGGATATCAGTTTGACATTTAACCGTCATCCTGTAACGGATGACATTGCCGTGTTCACAAATGAGAGCGCAATCAAGAGAGCGGTAACGAATTTAGTGAGAACTAGAGTCGGTGAACGTTTTTTTGAGTCATTATTAGGTAGTTCTGTGGAAGATAGTCTATTTGAACAGGCTGATCCAGATAATGCTCAAGTTTTAGAGGACGATATAAGACTTCTACTTGAAAACTTTGAGCCAAGAGTTACCAATATCGGTGTTCAAGTGGTTTATCCGTTAGATACTAACGAATTATTGATACAAATTGCGTATGATATCGTTGGATTAACTGTTCCAAGACAAGATATAGAATTTATTCTTCAATCAACTAGGATATAATGTCATTTAACCAGTTTACAAACCTAGATTTCCAGAGTCTTAGAGCACAAATCAAAGATTACCTTCGTGTAAATAGTGATTTTGCTGATTTTGACTTTGAAGGATCAAACTTTTCTACACTAATTGACCTTTTAGCGTACAACTCATACATTACTGCTTACAATACCAACATGGCAGTCAATGAATGTTTCCTTGACAGTGCGACTTTGCGTGAAAACGTAGTTTCTCTTGCTAGAAATATAGGTTATATTCCAAGATCAGCTAGATCTGCACAAGCTATAGTTAATTTTAGTGTAGACCTATCGACAAATGACACAAAAATAGTAACTTTGAAGGCTGGACAAGTAGCATTAGGTGTTCAAGCTGGTGGAAACTACATTTTTTCTATTCCAGATGACTTTGTAGCAACAGTTGGTGTTAATAATATCGCTACTTTTGATGATTTAAAGATTTACGAAGGAATATATCTCGAAAAATCATTTCAGATTGACTATAATCAACCAAATCAAAGATTTATACTTCCAAATGCTAATATTGACGCTACTTCTATTCGAGTAACTGTCAGATCTAGCACAGATGAGATTTATTCTCTTTACAATAACATTTTACAAGTTGATTCTACCTCCAAATTATTCCTAATTCAAGAAATTGAAGATGAAAAGTATGAAATTTTGTTTGGTGATGGAATCATTGGTAAAAAACCGCCTGCTGGAGCAATTATTACCGTATCTTACATTGTAACTAACGGAAGATTGGGAAATGGATCTAGAAATTTCTCATTTGTAGGAATTTTACGAGACGATACTGATACAACAATAACTTCTGGTATGTCTGTATTGACAACAACCCAGAAATCGGAGATGGGAGATGATATTGAGGATGTAAGCACAATCAAATACTTAGCACCTCGTATATACTCATCACAATACCGTGCCGTGACCGCAAATGACTATACAGGTATAATTCCATTCGTATATCCTAACGTCGATTCTGTGACTGCCTACGGTGGAGAGGAATTAGATCCACCTGAGTATGGAAAAGTCTTTATTTCAATCAAACCTAAAGATGGTGCCTTCTTATCGCAGATTACAAAAGATGATATTTCAAGAAAATTAAAACAATATGCGATTGCTGGTATAAAACCAGAAATTATCGATCTTAAGTATCTCTATGTGGAAGTTGATACAACAGTCTACTATAATACCAACGCAACATCGGAAGTATCTGAATTAATTACTGCCGTAACAAAAACTTTAACAACATATTCTCAGTCATCTGATATAAACTCATTTGGAGGCAGATTTAAGTATAGTAAAGTTATTGGATTGGTAGATGCTTCTGCTAGAGGTATCACATCCAACATTACTCGAATCAAAATGAGGAGAGATATAGTTCCTGAGTTGAATACTTTTGCAACATATGAACTTTGCTACGGAAATGCTTTTTATGACCAACCAAATGGGTATGGCATAAGATCTACAGGATTTACGGTCAGTGGTATTGATGGAACTTTGTATTTGGGTGATATTCCTACTGCTGGAACAACTGTTGGTAAATTAGTATTCTTTAAACTCGTAAATAACCTACCACTAATTGTCAAGAATGACGCTGGTACTGTGGATTACGTCCACGGAGAGATTAATTTGGATGTGGTAAATATAACAGGTGCTTCACTCTCCAGTGGAGTCATTGAAGTGGAAGCAATACCAGATTCTAATGACGTTATTGCCCTAAAAGATTTGTATTTACAATTAAGTGTGCCAAACAGTCAAGTAAACGCACTACCAGACGTTATATCTTCTGGAGAAAATACTTCTGCAACTGCATACGTTAAAACTTCTAGTTACGCTAGCGAATCAATCTATACCAGATAAATGACGGATATTAAAAGAGTAAAAATCTCTCATTTAATAGAATCTCAAATTCCTGAGTTCTTAAATCAGGAGTCTCCTCTATTCAAGAGTTTTTTAACCCAATATTACGAATCACAAGAGCATCAGTCTGGTATGACTGACTTAGCCAGTAACTTGGCGGAGTATAGGCAGATTAGTGCGTTCAATAATGAAACACTTATTGCTTCAACTATCTTGACTGCATCATCCTATGCTGGAGATAGGACTATATTTGTAGAATCCACAGATGGTTGGCCTGACACTTATGGTTTGTTGAAAATTGACAATGAAATAATAACATATACAAGTAAATCTGATAATGCTTTCCTTGGTTGCGCTAGAGGATTCAGTGGCATTGATCAGTTATCAAAAGAAGACGATGCCGAGTTTGCAAACTTTGCTGAGACAAGTGCTGAGGTTCATATTACTGGTTCTACAGTAACTAACTTAAGTAATCTCTTCTTACAAGAATTTTTTACTAAATTTAAGACAGAATTTTTACCTGGCTTTGAAAATAGAGCTTTTACTGAAGGAACATCAATTACTAATGTTCTTACAAGAGCAAAAGACTTCTATATGGCGAAAGGAACTGATGCGTCATACAAGATTCTCTTCAAACTGTTGTATGGTCAAGAGATTGAAATTATAAAACCGATTGATAGGACATTAGTACCTTCTAATAACGTATATTTCAAAACTAAACATGTTCTAGCTGAAAACTTGTTTGGTGGACAACCATTAGAGACTGTAGGTAACTTCCTATATCAAGATATTGCTGGAATTGGAACTGC